AGTATTGATATGATGTAGTTCCCTCAAGAACAGCGTTAAGTCCATTTGTAGTTTGAACAGTCAGCCCATCGCTCGTCAAAGTACCCGTGATGTCTACACCTGTGCTGGTGGTGGCGAGTTTTCCATTTCCATCATAGTAAAGATAAACAGGGCCATCTTTCTCAAAATAACCCATTACTTTATCATTGCTGTTACTTGTTAATCTAACATCTGAACCATTTGTATCTAAACCTAGAAAACCAGTACCAACATCTCGAATGTTACTATTTGCTGTATCATGATAAATCTGTAGGTCAGACCCAGCACCGAAGATGGCTTTGTCGTTGTCGCCGAAGGATAGATCACCCGTCATGGTGTCGCCAGTGATCCTTACGAACCCTGATCCACTATCGAAGGCTTCCTTAAGCTCACCGAGAGTAATAGCCTTAGTTTCATCCGCTGAAATATCGACAACAACGAACTCATCAGCGTCAACAAGGTTAGCCCCTGTGATATTCGTTAGTTGAGTAATCTTCTTATCGGCCATTAGTATATATCCTTATCATATCACAGCTTCGACAGCTTCAAACGAGATGCCGTAGGTTGACGCATTATTGATTGACCATGAGGTCACATTGTTAGAGAGTCTAAAGACACCCTTTGGTGCATTAAAGACTACTGTAGCACTCGTGTAGTCAGAACGTAACGCGGGCCATATCTCTAGGTTACCATCTCCGTCTTGATCTAGCAGTACCTGATGGAGTTTAGCGGAAGCCCCTGACCCAAGCTGGATGTAGTCACCAGCCTTAAGCGTACCAGTCATAACGACAGAAGCTGATTCATTACCAGCAGTACCACTTAAGGTGCATGAACTAACAGTACCCTGCGGCGTAGCATAGTCAGGATCACCCAAGAGGAACGTACCTACTGGCCCCTTAAGTCCAACCAGTAGTGCCTTCCACTGTGCAGCCTTATCACGATGTACCGAGGGAATATTGACAGATGCTTCCCACTTCTGTCCACCGTGAGAAACGATCTGTTGCTTATAGGTAAAGGGAGACTGAGAGACAGCTACAGCATTAACAGCCCTAAGCTCAATGCTCTCAATCCCGATAGACGTTGGTGTAGCTAATGGATAGCTCAGTGCCATATTATTGTTCCTTTAACCAAAGACAGCTTTAGTTGTTCCGCCCCTACGACGATCATCAAGCATTGATTTCTTAGTCATGTTAGCTATCTGAGGTGCAGCCTGAGCAATGATCTTCTTAACACTGTCGTCACCGTTAGCTTGGAAGTTAAACGATTGGTTGATGACTACGTTCTGACCTGTGCCACCTTCCATCTGTACACCCAACTTACCGTTAGCGCCACGCTTGAGTGGCATGATAGCTTCAGGGCCAGCTTCTCCCATGAGACCAGTCTTACCGTTAGCCATAGGGAACATAGTTGGGCCACCGACTACACCACCATTAGCGTAGGCTTGTATCTGCGATCCACCCTGCCATGCCCCACCGTCAGCTTGACCGTAGGTAGATAAGGCATTTCCAACAGGGCCACCTATCATTCCACCTATAGAATTTATCATCTGCTGGACGACAAGAACCTTATAGAGATGTCTTACGATGTCTCTTGCCATATCACGGAAGGCATCTTTAACAGACTTCGTTCCATCTACCATAGACATTAAACTGTCTTCCATAGCTGAACCTATGGTGTTAGCAAGGTCTATACGCTCTTGTTCTACACGAACCAACTCAAGGTTCTTGTTGATCTGTTCCTCAAGGCCAGCGACAGTCTCAGGGTTTTTCTTGGAGAACTCAACACCAAGGGCTTGTATGACCCTTTGTCTAGCTTCAGTCTTACCAAGGAGTGCGTCCTCTAGGTCAAGTTGTTTCTGTAGTTTACTTAGGTCTGATTCTTTGACAGCGGGTTCTTTTGGGGGATCTGGTTTATCTCTGTCTTTAAATATTACACCAGAAACTCCAGATTCATTCCGTGGGTCAAAGAACTCTTTGTTACCACCAGTAAGTTTGTCTAAGGCCCGACCTCTTTTATTTTCTAGATCTTCTTGCAACTTTATGAGCTCAAGTCTGGCCTTTTCCTGATCGTTTATCCTTCTTAACTTTTCCTCTTGGTCGCCAAGCTCATCAGTTAGTTTTAATAATTCCTTGGCCTGTTCAGCGGTAATCTCTCCAGATTGCTGTTGTAGGAGTATTTTCTGCCTCTCCATCAAGTTCTGAATATAAAACTTATCTTTATACAATTCCTGAAGATTTGCTTCGTCCAGTCTAAGTTTAAGAGATTCCTTTTGAGAGCTAAACCTTTTTTCTTGGGCGTTTGATATTTTCTCTAGAGCATCTTGCTCTTCTCTCTCAGCTTCCCTCTGCCTATCCCTAAAAGCGTCAAAGAGTTTCTGGCGTCTAAAGGCAAGTTTTATACGGAGTTCACCAGTCTCTGTAACTGCTGTCTTTAGCCTCTCTTGCTCTCTAATGTCACGACCCGCGCCCCCAAAAGCTGACAGGGGGTCAAACGACTTTAACTTAGCTACGTTAGCTTGATAGTCTCTAAACTCTTCGTTAGCTTTACCCAAGTCTTCTTTGGTTTGCCGAATAGCAGAGGCTATGTTAGCTAGCTGTGCCTCTGTCTTACCGCCGGGGTCTGCTGCTTGCTGCTCTAGTAAATTGTCTAATTCTGACTGTAGGACGGCTATATTGTCGATGAATTTCATTTCACCTTCAGTTGCACCCAACATGGATGCCCGAAGTGCATCATCTACTTCCTCTATTGCACTCTTAACTGATTTAGCTAATTCGTCAGCCTCTTTAGCGGCCCTCATTAAAGGAGCAACAAACGCCGTACCAATGGCAAGTGCGGCACCAGCAATAGCTCCGGCTGGGCCAAAGATGCCTAACAACTGTGAGCCCTGCTGACCAAGGGCAACCATCATGTTAGTGCCACCTTGGAGCTGAACTGCAAAGTCACCCACCTGATAACCCGCTTGCTGCATTTGCATACCAAGTCGATTAACTCTTTTACCAGCAAAACCTGCGGCTTGAGTGGCTTCAAGTTGAGCGTCATTTGCCTGTCTCAAAGAGGCGGCGTATTTACGAATTTCGCTGTTAGCCTTGTTGTAACCGCCACCAAGTTTAGCAAGCTCCTTAGCTTGTTTAGCGAGTTCACTGTTATACCTAGAGGCATCAATTTTACCAGAGCGAAAGGCTTTCTCAATAGTCGTGAGGTTACGTTGAAACTTAAGTTGCTCTTTCTGAGCACGAACTAAGTCCCGGTTATCAACGCCTATCACAAATTTAATATCGTCAGCCATTTGCCACCCTTAAGTATTCTAGGTCTATTCTCTTGATGGCCTCAACTTCCCAAGGCTCAATAGATGTTTCCGTAAGTTCTTTCCATGCCTTAATCTGCTCAAAGGTAATAGGCGCTGGGCCACTAAAGCCTGACCCCCTGCTAGAGCTTAAAGCAATAAAGGCAGACCAAACGTGGGATATTAGCATGGGGAAGGGTGTCGGGGGTTCCAATGCTCCTATTCTACGTCCAGTCTGCCTCTCTACTTGTTCAAGATGTTCTCGTTCTGTAGTGCCATTCTGATCTGGCTTATTAAGTTTAAACTGATGTTCAGCCCACTTAACTAGCTCACAGATCAGACCTTCGTAAAATCCAGAGAGTCAGTTACTACCTCCTCAATCTGGTTACGAATCCAGAAGACTTCTTCGTACAAGTCTTTGGCTTTAGCAACAGTGAGCTTAGGTTTCTCTCCGTTGTATGTAATGTCCCAAGCCTTAGTCGTCTTAGCTAGAACCTCCAGCGTAGCTTCCTCAATATCTGAGTAGTCAACATCTTGAGACTTACTCTTTTGAGCCTTCTTAAGCCGCTTGCTGATTTGTTCGTGTTGGGCTTTCTTGTACTCTTTAGAATGGGGCGCAAGAATAGTAATTGTCATATTCGTGCCATCATCATTCTTTAGTACATCACCCGTTGAAGGATGCTTGATCTCAATAACAATGTCATCTAAATTCGGTGTCAGGTCTTTTAAGTCCATGTCGGTTTCCTTCGGGGGTTAATGTCGGGTTGATTAATGTGGAGACCCCCGACCCGACTCAGGAGCCTCCACTACCTAGCTAGGTATCCAGTTATGCTGATCTTGTGATCTTGAAGTTAGTATCTTCTGTACTATCGTAGAGGGCTACGAAGGACATAGTGATCATACGGCTTTCTGGGCCATCAACACCTACGTCAGCACTGTTAACTTTGATCTTAGGGAAGAGGAAGGTGAGGGTATTACCCGCGACATCACCTACGACAACTTCCATTGCAGTATCTACTTCGTTGATGAAGCGGTCAATCAAAGCTGTGTCTTCAAAGTAAGCTGTAATAGTACCTTCGACTACAGCACGTCCATACTCAAGTGATGGTGCAGAAGAGTCACCTATAACAAAAGTAGCAGAGAAGCTATTGTCTAGCGTCAAGTCAATGCTCGTAATAATAGCAGCTTCTGTTAATGATCCGCCAGTATCTCCCAACTTCAGTGTACCTGAGTAAGCATCAAATGGTGCAGAACCTGAGTTAGCTGTCTCATCACGTTGAACTGCAAAGCCTACCGATGCAGTACCTGTTCCTGAACCAACGCCAGTTGCAGTAAAGGTTGTACCTACGTTATTGTCAGCAGAACCGATAGCTGTAAAATCTGTAGTACCTACCGTGACAATCGTATATGAGTCACCAGAGATAAAAGAACCAGCAGTAATCGTTGGGTTCATGTCTTTGCCTACAACACCAAAGGTAGTCGTTACCATTTGGTTTGGAGCGAGGGAGATACCCATTGTAGATACTGTACAACCAGTGAACCTACGAGCAAGGTCAATGTCAGCAGCGTAATCTTGAAGTGAGAAGAACTTTGGTGTCACTCCAACCTTAAGTACGTTACTTGACCAAGTATTAAGCATAGCAGATTCAAGGAATACATCAAAGTCAGAATCACGCAAGTCAGATACTATGTCTCCGCCAACTTGACGGTTACCGTGACGGTCAACCCGTGGCATACGGTCAGCTTGAATGTCGTTACCTTCTACACGATCTTTAGTCAAGTTTATGGAGTTAGTGGTGAAAGGTAGGTTAATAAAGTTGCCAGCGGGTGTCGTACCGAAGGTAGATTCAGTAATAAACGACAGACTGGAGCGTGAACCCTGTGCAAAGGCCATGTTGGTTTCTCCTATGGGAAGTTATTTATATATGTACCAGCCGATGTTGATCGGAACAAAGTACCAAGGACTGTCTATCATACCTTGCTGACGTTCAGCGTAATCAATAGACACTATGATTGTTTCTGCATCACCATTCGTGAACGAGATGTCAGTGGTTGCTGCGAAGGCGTCTATCACTTTGTTAGCGTAGTCGTCTGCG